CCAGCGGCAGCCGTGGCGCCCCCCCCCCGCGCCGCCCATCCGACAGACGGCGGCCACCACCGGCGCGGACTGCCGGAAGACGAGAGAAACCGGAAGAAACACCCCACCATTACCCAAAATGCAAGAGAACTTGCAAGAAAAAACGTTTCCGTGCGTATTACATACAATAATGCCCACGGAAACAATCGGAACGGCGGCGGCATCTTGCAAAATTGGCGCGAAAATGCAGGACAGCAGCCCCCGCGCCACGCCCGCCTCCTGCGGCGGCCACCGCCTGCCCAGCATCAGGGGGGGGTGGTTTACAATCGGCAGGCCCGCCGACGTCGCAATAGCGACGTGTACTCTCCCCCCCGCCCAAATGTTCTTCAATATGTTCCCCAAAACGTTCCCCAAGCGCTCATGCCCTGTAAAGCTACGGCTTTGCGGGGTTTTTCTTATGCCCGTTGGGGGGGTGGTTTAGAAACGGAGGGGCGGGGTGTTTGTGGTGAGGTGCTGGTGGGGGTGTAAGGCAAAAGCGGGTGGCTGGTGGAGAGTTGGTGGGGTGTGGTCAAGATGGTCTGAAAATGGCGTTTGACATGGTAGGTATAGTTACCATTACGAGAGGAGTGGTGCGCAGTGTATGCCAATCAACCGCTGACGAATGAAGCGGCGAAGAGACTGATGGCGCTGGACGTGCAGAATAAGGAGATACTGACCTACGAGAAGTTGGACGAGTGGTACACCGCATGGGGCGGACAGTGCTACGTCAGCTTCTCCGGCGGCAAGGACAGCACGGTGCTGGCGTATCTGGCGGCGCGGTACCTGTCGAGTTTCAGGACACCGCCCTGGGAGCTGAACTTGGTGTTTGTGAATACAGGGCTGGAATACCCTGAAATTCAGAAGTTCGTGAATGAGTACGCCGCGTGGCTGCGGAGGGAGTTTCTCCGCGTGGCCGTCAACCTCCACCGTCTGCGTCCGAAGATGAACATCCGGCAGGTGGTTGAAAAGTACGGGTACAGCATCATCGGTAAAGACGTAGCGCACCGGATAGAAACCGCGCGGCGTTCACCAGATAGCCGAAGTATGAAGCTACTACGCGGGGAAGTTTTGCGTTCAAATGGTGAAAAGAGTATGTACAACTGCGAAAAGTGGGGGTATTTACTTACGGCGCCGTTTCTCATCTCCGACAGGTGCTGCGGGATTATGAAAAAGTCCCCATCAAAGAGCTATGAGCACCGAGCGGATGTCAAGCCCACGACGGCAACAATGGCGGAGGAAAGTCTTCTGCGGATGCAAAAATGGCGCGAAACCGGCTGCAACGCCTTTGAAGGAAGGCGTCCCTTATCTAAGCCCATGAGTTTCTGGACGGAGCAGGACGTGCTTCGCTTCATCGTAGACCGCCAACTCCCCTACGCCAGCGTGTACGGCGACATCGTGGCCAGCGACGGCGAGAACGACTACGGCGCGACGCTGATCGACTGCAATCTGCACTGCACGGGATGCCAGAGGACGGGCTGTATGTTCTGCGCGTTCGGTGCGCACCTTGAAAAAGGCGTCAACCGTTTTGAACGCATGAAACTGACGCACCCGAAGCACTACCAATTCTGCATCGGCGGTGGGGCATTTGACACGGACGGGCTGTGGAAACCCACGAAGGACGGCCTTGGTTATGCGCGGGTGCTGGACTACATAGGGGTGAGGTATTGAAAGGAGAGATGGAAACATGAGCGTATGCGGAAGATGCGGAAAGGACTTTGATGCGACAACTTCCGGTTCAATTATTTTCTGCCCGGACTGCTGCCGAGAGATTGCGTGGGGCGATTTTCAGAGCCCTGAGATTCTTGAAAAGTCTGCCGATAAGCCAAAAACGGGAACGCTTAGCGGTATCAAGGACAGCGGAGAGCGTACCACCTTCAGCAGCGGGGCGCAGCGTGATATGCACGGCGGGAAAGGTCGCATGGATCTTCTGCCGTGGGCGGCGATTATCGAGGTAAGCAAGCACTGCGAGGCAGGGGCACTCAAGTATGGGACGCATAATGTCGATAAAGGCATCCCCACCAGCAGTCTGCTGGACAGTGCCATGCGGCACGCGGCGAAGTATCTGGACGGGCAGGAGGACGAGGATCACCTGCTTGCGGCGGCGTGGAATTTGCTGTGGGCGATCGAGATGCGCTGCAAGAAGCCGGAGTGCGTGGATACGCCGTGGAAGGAGGAAAAGGCATGAGCAAGGCCGTTATGATAAGCATACGCCCGAAGTGGTGCGAGAAGATTTGCAGGGGCGAAAAGACCATTGAGGTGCGAAAAACGCGCCCGAAACTGGAAACGCCGTTTAAGTGCTATATCTACTGCACGCTGCCGAAGTACCCGCACGAGAACTTTATTGCAACGGATTATCCAAAGCCGCAGTTTTATGGCGGAGGCAAAGCCATTGCCGAGTTTACCTGCTCCAAAATTGAACTGGTTGTGCGTGGAACCTTTGGCAAATATGCGGGGCGCCTATTTGTCAAAGTGCCTGACCCTGACGGGGGAATAAGGTTTAGCGGCTACAAGGAAATCAAAGCATACGAAAAGCAAATGTGCCTATCTGAAAGCGAGATTGTCGGCTATTTATCACACAGCGAGCCGAGAGGGAGGGGAGGGTATCTTTGGCACATCTCCGCCCTGAAAATCTACGATACGCCGAAGGAGTTGAGCAAGTTTTCGCGCCCGTTTGAAAACTGCATAGACAAAGTGTGTGATGAATTTGGGTGTGCATCGTGCGAAAATGGCGGTCATATTAAGCGCCCGCCCCAGAGCTGGTGCTATGTGGAGGAAATGTGAATGAAAGTAATTACTTTTGACGATTTGCGCCAGCTTTTGCTTTACCGGCGCATTGTGAAGTGGGATGACAACCGCATCGAACTGGACAACGGCGTAAAAATCCGCATTGAAATGACGGACTACGACTGCTGCGCTTGTGCGGTGGGGAATTTTCAGAATGTTGTGCTGGATGCCGCCATTACCGGCGTTTCGGAAATAGAGCGCGAAAAATGGGAGGATAGTGACACCTGCGGTTGCCGCGCAAGGGTGACGATTATGCACAACATGAACCCCATTTGCGAGGCATACGCAAACGCAGATGCCGGGAACGGTGGGTATTACTATTCTATCGCATCGTTTATCGTGACGCTGCCCGGTGTAGACGAGGAGGGCGCGTGCGAGTTCGCAAATAGCGGATTTGAGTTTCAGAAGCAGTACGGTGCTACTTTTGACAGGAGGTTTTTGTGATGGTTTTTGACATTGAAATTATGCGACGGGTGCGGGGGAGTTTGCGGATCGGTGATTATGTTGAAACTGTGGATGGTGTTTGTGGAGTTGTGACAAATGTCATCTACTCTGAAACTCCTGAGTTGGCGTGGGTGATCGAAGCCTCACTTTGCGGTGATTGCATCGTGCAATGCCCCGTAATTGACATACCTAAAAAATTTGTCCGCGTCGGTCCGTGGACAAGCGAGGAATGGAAAAAGCCGCCGATGCAACAGAGGGAGAAGCATTTTGCCTCGACATTGAAGCCGTGGCAATACTCCTTCAGGATGCCGCAAAAGCCCGACAAGGTGCTGATTTTCCGTGCAGAGTGTTCGATTGACGAAAAAACACGCAAAGATTGGGAGGCGTACATATTGCACGGTGTAGAACAGGGCGTTGTTCTTCTGCCGGATTTTATTCGGCTTGAGGCGGTAGGTGGAAAGGAGACTGACAATGGCTGAATTGAAATTAAAGCGATGCCCATTCTGCGGCGGAGAAGCACGAATAGAAGTGATGGACAAGCCGGATATATTCAATGATTATTATTGGCAAACCGCCTTTATCGTGTGTGGGGACTGCGGATGTCGAACTGCGGCAATCGATCCTGCACCAAATTATAAAGAAGAACTTTCTGAAGCATGGAACCGGAGGGCTGACAATGGCAACAAAGAGAGTGCGTGACCGCTGTGGTGCGGAGATTAACCCGCCCAACTCCGTCACCTATGCCGGTATGCGGCGAGTTAAGAACGATATAAACGACAACGACTACGAACTGTGTGTTTCGTGCGCTCACGAACTGCGGAAGTGGTTTTCCGCTCCCCGCAAAGATGCGGAGGGAGCGATGAAGGAGGTCGAGCAGAAATGAAAATTTATATAGCAGGACGTATCACAGGCAATCCGCATTATAAGGCGCAGTTTAAGGCTACACAAACCATGCTGCAGGAGGCGGGGCACACCGTCCTAAATCCAGCAGAACTGCCGGAGGGCATGAAGCCTGCGGACTATATGCGTATTTGCTTCGCCATGCTGGAGAGCGCCGATGTGGTTCTTTTCCAACTCGGATGGCAGGTGAGCAAGGGGGCAAAATTGGAGTACGACTATGCGAGATACATCGGGAAGGACGTCATTACCGTTGACCCTCTTTCACGGGTTGACACTTACGACATCTTCCGCGCTGTAGCTTCCGTTGAGAAAAGGATGCGTGAAAGGAAAGAACTCCCCAACGGATAAGGCCATCTGGACGGTCCGCACCGCCAAGCTGTGCCCCAAGTGCATCAAGGAGATGGAAGCGGAGTACATCGTGCGGCCTACCCATGAAGTTGCGCTGGATGTGGCAAAGGACATTTTGGAAAAGGGCTACTGTGACCGCTGCCACGAAAAAAGCGTTATGCTTCGGCGGCGACGGTACACCATGAACGCGAGAACGCTGAAAGCAAAGGGCTACGCGGATAGGTGGCGGGAATACATGGACTGACCGTTAGTATTCCCAAAAATATGACGAAAGGAATGTTTGACGGTGAATACATACAACAAGCAGCCCACGAGATGGGAGAATGGGAGAAGAAAGACCCCTATACCGGAGGGATCAATGATTGTACATTTTTGAGGAGGAAAACATAATGGGAACTATTTTGGGTATCCTTGTCGGTTTCGTTCTGATCGGCGGGTTCACCACATTTATCTACCTCGTTCACAAGGACAATGGGCAGGGACGGCAGGTGTATCAAGGCTATCAGCCCAACAAGCCCTTGGACGGTCCTCCGCCCAATGCAAGAAGTAGTGTGCAGCGTCCTGTTTGGGAGCAGCGAAACGAAGCGCGCTTGGCGATCGACCAAAACTATTTTTATTACGATGGCTTTCCCATCGGCGTCGTTGACGATGATAAGCCGTATGCTTGGTGTATCCGTATCCTCAAGAGTCAATGTAAAACGTATTATAATCCGAAAACGGGGAAACTTGATGTCTTGCCTGTTTGCGGGCAAACGGAGGACAGGACATGAACCAGTACAACAGAAAGCCACGCGGCAAACTGGAGGTTTGTCCCCACTGCGGAAGAGACAGCGGGGAGCGCAAAATCGGTATTCATGTGCCGGAAAGGTATTATGTGCGCTGCGCGAGCTGCGGTTTTACTCTGTCAGGGTGGAGCCAGAGCGCCGCTACGGCAAGCTGGAACAGACTGAGTAAGAAGGTGAGGACATGAAAAGCAAATGCTGTGTCGGCTGCAAGTGGCACGAGGAATGGACGTGGGCGTCCTACAACGGGGATAGCCCTTACTGTGCCGACTTTGTGAACTGCTGGTGTCCGCTGTATGAGGAGAAAGAGAAGGAGGGCGAAGAATAATGGGACTTTGCGCTCGTGCGAAAGGGCTGACCGATGAGACTGGTTTTGACTGTGGGTATTTTACATACGGCACGTTTATCCTTGAACTGATAAAGGTTGCCTACGGCGAGCAGTGTCAAAACATTTTTGTGAGAAATATGTTCCGCGGTTCGCTCTTCTCTGATGCAGAAGCAGAATACTGGAACGCGCACTGCAACGACGATCTGGACATCCTGATTTTTCATTCAGACTGCGGAGGCCAATTTACCCCGCAGGAGTGCCGCAAGATATACAACGCCATGAAGGATTTGAAGTCCGATATGATGGGGCACAATTACCATGTGATGAAACCCTACAATATGTTTGAGCACTGGAAAGCAATATTCAAGCATTGCGCTGACCGCCGGGTGAATTTGTACTATTCGTAAGGAGCGTTATTGCCATGAGTAAAAGGGAACAAATCATATATAACGCTATGAGCGACAACATCACACGCGCCGCCGCTCTCGGCCTATGCCCCGGACCATTTGTGGTTATGCGGTCGGAGTATCGCCGCGTGGTGAGCCGGGAACACAAGCACCTGTTGCTGGAGGCGATCCTGCTGGTTTTCCTGATCTTCGCGCTGATTGCTCCGTGGAGAACCAGCGCAGAGGACAAAGCGCCGGTAGAGGCCACGAACACCGTCCTGCGCTTAGAATGGGGAACGGCTGACAGCGCAGACAGTGACGCGGGCGATATAGCAGAAGAATCCCCGGATGAGTCCGAGCGTATACTGGAGGCGATAAAGGCCAAAAGCAACGTGCTGGAGGACTGCATTATTACCGGCTATTGTGCAGACTGCGTTGAGAAGTACGCGCACATGAATCAGGATGAGTACGGGAGAGTGCTGACCGCCAGCGGCCAATGGGTATATCCAGGAATGTGTGTGGCGACCGATCCGAGCGTTATACCGACCGGCAGCACCGTCATCATCGGAGATAGGGCATACGTTGCGCTGGACGCAGGCGTAAAAGGGAAGCACGTCGACATACTGATGACCCACGAGGAGGCCGCTGTGGCGGGAGCCAGAAGGGAAACAGTGTGGTGGTGTGAGGAGTAATAAAGCCGGCCCATTTCTGGGC